GTAGTAGATTCACTCAACGACTCATTCAAAAAGAAGTAATAAATAACTCTGTAAGGAGTTTATTTTATGCAGAACTTTATGGGAATGGATGGTTTCATCTGGTTTACTGGTGTCGTTGAAGATAGAAACGACCCATCACAACTTGGTCGTGTGAGAGTGCGTTGCGTAGGACACCACACGGACGACAAATCAAAAATACCAACAGCAGACTGGCCTTGGGCTCATGTTATGCATCCTGTAACAGACCCATCTATGAATGGTATGGGTAACACTCCATCATTCATGGTTGAGGGAACATGGGTGGTTGGTTTCTTCATGGACGCAGAAGATAAACAACAACCCATTATAATTGGAACACTGCCTGGAGTCCCAGACGAATCACCTAATACATCAAAAGGTTTCTATGACCCAACTGGTACATATCCTAAAACAAATTTCTTAGAGGAGTCTGATGTTAATCGTCTTGCACGAGCAGATAAAAATAATGTGCATGATATGATATCTAAAAAAATAGAGTTTGCAGATCAGTTCAAACAGATAGAAACTGCACAATCTGGTAACTTTGAAATGCCTTTTGATAATAGTCTTAACAATACAATATATCCTTATAATCACGTTTATGAATCTGAGTCTGGTCATGTAAGAGAATTTGATGATAGTTACAATGAAGAGAGAATAGGTGAGTTTCACAAAGATGGAACTTTCTACGAGATCACTGCTGGGGGAGATAAGGTTGTTCATGTCAAAGGTGACAATTACGAGTTTGTCGCTGGTTCAAATTTCATAAACGTAAAGGGTGATGTAAATTTATCAATTGATGGTAACTTTGAAACTTTAGTTGAGGGTGATTATAATATAAGAGCTAAGAATTTAAACATTGAGGTTGAGGAGGACATGGATACAGTTGTTCTCAGAAATACCACAGAACGATACGAGGGAATATTGAAAACAACAGCACTTGGTGCTGTATCAGAAAGATATAATACTACATTTGATGGTGTGTACAAAGGGGCTGCAACACTTACATATGGAGATAAGTTAGATAGTTCAATCAAAGGTGCAGTCACGGAAAGATATGCTGATACTGTAGACAGACGGATAGATGGAATACAAACTGAGATATACAAATCTACTGTCAATCTAACTTCTACAGGGGGAAGTATCAATATAAATTCTGGTATCACCTTCAATGTCAACGCTGTTACTTTAGACTTAGATGGTACAACAGTAGACATAGATGGAACTACGACTAATATAAATGCGGCCACCCTTGCTGTGAATGCACCATCATCAAATATATTAGGAACAACAGGTGCGACCATACTACATGGAACAACATCTGCGACAGTTGACACTCCATCTACATCAGAGTCAGATCTGAAAATTACAGAGATTATAGATGTTCGTCCAGAACTAAGAGTGAAAAGACAATCATCAGATAGAACATCTGAAGCTGGTACAGGTGGTTATAATCCAAATGAAGAGTTTGACTATCCATTACCAGCAGTTCCGATAAGAGCATCTGAGTCAGAGAGAAAGACTGAGATTGAGGCAAAAGGTATTGAAACAACAAATAAAAATACATCTCAACAAAGACAAGCACATAAGGATGTGATTACAGATAAAGTTCAAGATTATTATTCAGAAACACAGGACACTCCAGCAGGTGAAGTACAAATTAATGAGGGGAAAGATCCCACCAGTTTTGATAGTGATGAAACTCTACCACCAAACATACCACCAACAGGTTCAAATGCAACAGAACAAAATCAATACAGGGCATACTTAGGAGTTCCAACAGCAGGAAAAAAATATGGTGACATATTTGATATAAGTGAAGTCACTGATGATATAAGAGAACAATACTCTAACAAATATTTTCCAAAAGAAATACTGTACACCGCTGATGACCAAGAGGTTGTTCGTGGTGTAAAACAAATCGGTCAAGTGAAACAAGAGGGATATAGAGTAGTTCAACTCAGAGGTTTACCCAGACTTAAAATAAAACTAAATGCTCGTGTAACGATGACAGGAACAGATCCAAGAGTTCTTGAGATTGCAGAAAGAGTCGCATTTGATATGGGGAGACAATTGACAATCAACTCTGCATTTCGCACACCAGAACTTAATAAAGAATGTGGTGGAGCGCCTGGTTCAAAGCACCTACAAGGTCTTGCACTGGATGTTAGAACAATGGAGATGACTAATGATGAAAAGGTTGAATATGTAAGGTTGTGTGCAACGTATGGTGCATTAGCGTTTGGTTTCTATAATCGTTTCATTCACTTTGATATTCATAGTAAACGTAACTGGGGGCCAATACCCAGAAGATATGTTCCAGTGTTAAGACAATTCAAACTAAACCCTTATCAACTTGGATAATGTTATGTGTTTGTTTATAAATAATATAAACTTAGGAGTCTATAAATGGCGGTGTATGATGCACAACTGAACAATACTGCAAGAGCAACGACACAGTATACAGATTTAGATTTATTTTTTGGAAAAAAATCATCTAATAGTGATATAAGACAAGTCACTGATGCTCAAGCAGTAAAGAGGTCACTGAGAAACCTAGTGCAACTTAACACTTACGAAAAACCTTTTCATCCAGAGATCGCTGGTGGTGTAAGAGAGTTACTATTCGAACCAATGTCTCCGTTAGTCGCAGTTGTGATTGCAAGAAAAATAGAGGATGTAATTACCAATTTTGAACCAAGAGCCCGTCTGGTAAGTGTTCGTGCATTTCCAGACTTAGATCGTAATGCTTATGAAGTGTCAATTGAATTTTATATTGTGAACGCTCCAACAGAACTTGTGGACTTTTCCATCATGTTAGAAAGATTACGATAATGGCAGTAAATGAAAAAAGATTAAACATTACAGAATTTGATTTTGATGACGTAAAAGATAACTTAAAAGTATTTCTAAAAAATCAGTCAGAGTTTAAGGATTATGACTTTGAGGGTTCTGGTATGAGTACCCTACTAGATGTACTCGCATATAATACTCACTATCTTGGGTTCAATGCTAATATGCTTGCAAACGAGATGTTCCTTGACAGTGCATCACTTAGGTCAAGTGTTGTGTCACACGCAAAGACTCTGGGATATGAGGTCACATCTGCAAGAGCTCCAATCGCAACTATCAATGTTGCACTCTCCACAACAGACTCGTCAAAGACTATGCCTGCTGGAACTGCGTTCTCCACCACAGTAGACGATGTAAGTTATCAGTTTGTAACTATCGCAGACATCACCGCTTCTGGTGCTGGTGCAGAGGTAAAATTTAACAATGTAAAAATCTATGAGGGTACTTATATCACATCAAAATATCTTGTGGACACTTCAGATGTTGCACAAAGATTTTTGTTACCAGACAGTCGTGTAGACACATCAACTCTAAAAGTGCAAGTTCAAAACTCTGCGTCTGACTCCACAGTTACAACATATACGAAAGCAACAGATATATCACAAATATCCTCAACAAGTTCTGTTTACTTCATACAAGAAGTTGAGAATGGTAGACACGAAATATATTTTGGAGATGGTAATGTAAGTAAATCACTGTCTGATGGAAACATAGTCATACTGAACTATGTGGTGACAAATAAGACTGCATCAAATGGTGCGTCTACTTTCTCTGCACCATCAAGTATAGATGGTGTAAGTGATATCACAGTTACTACAGTATCAAATGCTGGTGGTGGTGCAGAACCAGAAAGTCTTGCATCCATAAAACTACAAGCACCACTTGACTATGCATCACAAGGTCGTGCTGTTACAACAGATGATTATGTAACATACACTAAAAAACTTTTTACAAACACTCAGGCCGTATCTGTGTGGGGTGGAGAAGATGGTGGATATGACCCAGCAACTGGTATTACCTCAGTTCCAGAATATGGTAAAGTTTTTATTTCTATCAGAAGCACAACAGGACAAAATCTTACTGATACAGAAAAGACACAACTTGTAAATGACTTTGCAAAATTTAAAGTTACATCAATAACACCAGTGATTGTAAATCCAGAAACAACATTTATCATACTTAATACAACATTTCAATATGACTCTAATGTAACAACAAAAACACAAAGTGATTTAGAAAGTTTGATCAATACTACAATATCAAATTATAACAATGATAATCTACAAGATTTCAATAGACCATTTAGACACTCACAACTTACAGGTTTGATTGATGATACAGACACTTCTATTCTGAGCAACGTAACTACAGTTACACTTGCAAAATTTATTACACCTGTGACCTCAGAAGCGACTGCGTATACATTAAGTTTTGAAAATGCATTCTTCCATCCACATGACGGACACAATTCTGCAGCTGGTGGTATCATCGCATCTACTGGTTTTTTCATAGATGGTGTAGATAGAGAGTACTTCTTTGATGATGATGGTAGTGGAAATCTTAGAATTTATTATATTGTTGCTGGTGTGAGAACATACTTTGATGCACTTGCTGGTACAGTGGATTATGATAATGGTGAGATAAAAATTAATCCTGTTCAAATAACAAGTGTATCTGATGTTGATGAGTCTGCATCTACAAAATTTAGACTGACAGTTTTACCAAACTCAAACGACATTGTTCCTGTGAGAAATCAATTATTGGAATTAGATTTAACTAATACATCTGTGTCTGGTACAGTTGATGCAACTGCAACAACAGGTAAGGGTTACACTGTAACTACAACTGCAACAACAACCACAACAACTACATCGACAACTGCGTCAACTACACCGACAACATCTGGTTACTAATGAGTAAACAATGAGTAAGAATGAAACGAAACTTACCACAAAGGTATCATCTCTCATATCTGGGCAAACCCCAGATTTTGTGCAGGCTGACCATCCTTTATTCATAAAGTTTCTAAAAGATTATTATAGGTTTCTTGAAGCAGGACGACTTACTGTTACTGCAACTATACAAAACATAGTTCAAGAAACAGTTTCAACAAATTATATTTTACAAGAGGATGGAGAAAGAACTCTCGCAGAAAGTTCCTCTGGTAAGTTTATAAACGGAGAAACTATTACAGGTGGAACATCTAATGCAACTGCAACCATTCTCGTAGAGGACTCAAGAAATAAACATCTTTACATCACTTCTCAACAATTGTTCATCACAGGTGAAACTATTACAGGTGGTACATCTGGTTCAACTGCGACTGTAGACGAGTATCGTGCGAACCCTGTACAGAACATACAACAACTTCTTGAGTATGGAAACACCGATACGACTATCTTTGACTTTCTTGAAAAACTTAGATTGTCATTTATGGCTGGTATTCCAAATAGTCTTGCAAACGGAACATCAAAAAGAAATCTAATAAAAAGTATCAAAGACTTATATGCATCTAAAGGTACTACTGAAGCAATAAAACTTTTTAGTAGATTATTCTTAGGTGAGGAAGCAGAAGTTCTTCTTCCAAATAAATTTATCATGAAACCATCTGATGGTGACTTCAGACAAAAAACTATCATTAGAGCATCTGCTGACTCTGGTGTTTTTGGTAGTGAGATAATAGGTCAAGTTATTACAGGTGCAACCTCTGGTGCGACTGCTGTTGTAGAAACAAGTTTAGACTTTCAACAGGCTAGTGTTGGTATATCTGAACTTCAAGTTGCAAACTTGTCTGGAACTTTCTCTGATGGTGAAAAGATAACAGCAGTATCAACCACTAGAGATTTAGAGGTTGGGTTTACAATAAGACCTATAGTATCATCTGGAACTGTAACGAGTGCTGGTATTCTTCATGCGAATAACGAAGATATAACTTTAGAATCAATTGGTAATGAAAATGCAGTGATAAAAGTTGGCAGTATTGGTAGAGGTTCAGTAAATGGAGTAGAAGTAGATAATGCTGGAGAGAAGTACGAAGTTGGAGAAACAATTACTTTTACACCTGTAAGTGCAGATACAGATGTCGAGTCTGCATCTGGTTTTATCAGTATGGTTGGTGGGGGTATTCAGTTAGAAACTGGTACACTAGATGACTCAAGTTTAACAGATGATGCAATTATATTAGAGTCTGGAACTACAACACATCTAGAACCCTTCAGTATAATCTTAGAACAAATTACAACTGACAATTTTAAGGGTGATGGTTCTACGACTGTGTTTACACTAACAAACCTTAGTACAACCACTGACACCATAACTGTGTTTGTTGATGATGTGGAACGAAATGCAACTAATTTAGATGGAACTACTTACTATACATTGAGTGGTACAACACTTACATTTACTGATGCGCCTGCAAACAGAACAAAGATAAGACTTGAGGGTGCGAACAATGACGCACTTGTATTAGATGGAACTAACTCGTCATCACTAGATGCTGGTCATAACATAATCACAGAAGTTGGATTAGACTTTGAACAAGCAGATGCACACACAACATCCACAGACCAGATAGTTTTAGAGTTTGATACTTTTGAGAGCTTAGGTGAAACAGCAGAGAATGGTTCTATACAAAAGGTACACATATCTGATGGTGGTGGTGCATACACAGATATACCAACTCTAAGTATTACAACGACATCTGGAACAGGTGCAAAGATAGTCGGAGTTACAGATAATATAGGTGCAATAACTGAGGTCAAGGTTCAAGACTCTGGTTTTGCATACTCTGAGTCCAATCCACCAGAGATGACACCACAGGCCCACTTTGTTCTGAAAGATGTGTCTGGTACTTTTACAAGTGGTAATACTCTAACGAGTCATGTTGGTACAGTAAAAGGTTTT